TCCCAGATCCAATTAAGGAATCCTTTGATTATTTTCATTATATCCTCCTAGTCATGGCTGCTGCCACAATATTACCTGCAATAATTACTGGCACAATTACTTCCTGTGCTTTTTCTCTCTGATCATCAGTCAAATCTTTGCCCCATTCTGATGGGTCAAAAACTTTTTCAAAATCTATACTTGTTAAAGCTCCTATTGGATTTGCCAAAAATGCCTCTGTTTGAACTTCTGTTGTAGCATCTGCCAGAGTGTATGGCATTGTTGCATTTTCTGCAGCAGCTTCTCTCTCCTTAAATTCTACAAATGCTGTTGCTAATTCTGGATTAGATTTCATAGCATCTGCAATTACTGCAACCTCTGATGATTTAATTCCTAAATCCTGTGCGACCTCCGCCTTTGCTTCATTTGTTAAAGCATTCAAGGTCTGACTGACTGCAGCAATTTGCTCTCTAGATAATACAACTAATTTATTATCTTTACTAGTTAAATTAGCTATAACTCCAGAAAGATCTTCTTCTGTTCCCGTTCCTTTTTCTGGAATCAATTCTTTAAGATCTTCGTCAATTATGGTATTATTTTCTTGTGATTCTTCAGAAGGTTCAATTGGAGTTGGCTCTGGTTCAGGAGTTGGCTCTGGATCTGTATCCGTTGGCTGAGGTGAAGGCTCTGGTGAAGGCTGAGGAGTGGGCTCAGGCTCAGGGGTTGGCTCTGGCTTCGGTTCATCTGTGGTTTCAGGCGTTGGCTCTGGAGTGGGATCGATTGGTTGAGTTTGCTCAGGAGATGGCTCAGGAGTAGGTTCTACAGTAGGCTGCGGACTTGGATCAACAACTGGTTGATTTGCTGCAGCTTGTGCTAATGCAGTAGCAATTTCTCTGGCTAATTGTTCCTCATAATATAACCAAGCATTGTCAATTGCATTATTCATATCAATAATTGATTGATCATACACAGCAATAGAATTATTTTTAGCAATTAAAGCATTTGTGAGGTTTTGAGTAGCAGTTGTGAGGTTTTCATTCTTTAATGTGAGGTTTTCATTAAGAAGTGTGAGGTTTTGAACAGAACTATTATAAATAAATAATTTGTCATTATATACTTCTTGAGCCTGAGTCTGAGTTAAAACTGCTGAATTATATGAATCAATTTGCGCTTGTGTTGCTCCAGAACCAGAAGAAAATGTATTTAAATCACAACTAAATCCTACGCCCCATCCTCCAGTATAATCGCATCCTGCTCCAGTCCATCCTCCAGGAATTGCCCATCCAAGATGATAATATCCTGGACCTCCGCCGTTATACCACCAAATTTCTACATCTAAAGTTTTATCTTGACTAACGTCATATATTGGAGAGAATGGACTCCATGTGCTGCCTTGCTCTCTCCAGTTATTTACTGCAAGCTCACCGTTAACATACATTCTAAATCCATCATCAGTATATCCTGCAAAATAAGTTGAAGTCCAATGTGATGGCACAGTTATTGTTCCAGTAAATTTAACAATTATATTTTCATAATATCCACAAACTGGAAGACTCATAGAGTTTGAATTCCAAGTACCACTGCATATAAAAGCATCTGGAACCGCAGTACCGTTCCATGTTCTGGTAAGGTGGTATACAGTATATTGAAGACCTGCACCGCCAGCAGATTGAATATTTAACTGTGTTGTTTGAACATTAAGATTTGCAACTTCTAAAGCATTCTGTGCGTTATTTTTATTTTCTAGAGCTGTTGAAACCACAGCCGTTTGATCATCTACTGCTAATTGTGCTGAATTCTTTTCTTCTAATGCTGTTGCTTCTGCTGCTACAGCCGCATCATATGCGTTGTGAGCACTATCTTTAGCCTGTTTTGCGGCTACTGCTGAATCATATTTTTGTTCTGCGATATCTATTAAGGATATAAATTCATCCTTATAATTTAAATCAGATACGCTTTCATTTAATTTTTGTATCTCTTGAGCTGCTAAGCTTAATTGATCATCGCTATAAGAAGCGGGTGTGAGAAACAGCCAACCGAACCCTAAAATTGCGGTTAATGATAATCTCCATAACTTAGTCCTAGTCAACTATAACTCCTAAACAAACTGTTTTGTTTATTTAGTTAATTATATCACTGAACTATTTAGCGTTATCTGTTTTGTAAAAGCCTGTACCCTTAAACTGAATGCCGAATGTGCCAAACTGCTTGACCATTGCAGCACCACACTTGTCGCAAAGCTCTGTCATGGTTGCTTCGCTAAGTGGTTTGTTAACCTCTTTAACGTGATCGCAAATTACACATTTGTAATCGTATGATGGCACTTCGTCTCCTTAATTTTAAATGAGCAGTTTAAACACATGCTCAGGTGTATCCTAAGGCGTAACTATTAGCCCGTGCCCCATCCGATGGGACAGAACTATTATACCTTACTTAATTTTGACTGTCTTAGGCTTTTTATCTTCAGGTACAATTTTTTCAACTGTAACAGAAAGCAAGCCATTCTTTAGCTCAGCACCAGTCACTTCCATATATTCACCCAGCGCAAATGTGCGGGTAAACTTACGAGCAGCGATTCCCTTGTGAATTGCTTCACCAGTATCTTCTGCATTAACTTCTCCCTTAATTACAAGGGTTCCATTATCTACGGTTACATCTACATCCTTCTTATCGAATCCTGCCAAAGCTAGGTCGACACGGAATACATCATCTTCTACCTTTACAATATTGTATGGTGGATATGATTGATGTGATGCTGTTGTGTGTACTGAATTTAGGCGATCAAACATGTCGTTGAAGCCAATAAAAAATGGGTCCTTAAAAAGGTCCCATGTATATGTTGCTACCATTTTATTCCTCCTTTAAGCGAATAAGTTAATATGTGGGCCCCTGATGGCGACCCACATACTATTATATCAAATTGATTTGTGAACTTCAACTATTCCGCCTGCGCCCTTGGCAAGGATCGAACTTGCGACCTAATGCTTAGAAGGCATTTGCTCTTGTCCACTGAGCTACAAGGGCAAAGATTTAAAAAATCTTTTTCTTCTTGTCTTCCATCTTCTTAGCATCTGCTTCTGACGCATAAAGCGCTCTCATATGAGCTTCTGCTCTCGATCTGCTTGGATGGCATCCTACTAGTTCTCCGCCTTCTTTTACTACGGCAAACCCTCTGCATCCTGCTGTTCCTTCTTCAATTTTCCAAGGCATTTTATTCTCCTTCCTCATCATCCATAGGATATATTCCTAATTGTCTTACTGCTTCCATTCCATTTTCATTAACCGTAATTGTTGCTTCTAGATTTTCATCATATTCAACATTGATTAATCCATCTTCATACAACTTAATTAATGATCTATCTATGTAATCTGAGTGTGCCTGCCATAATTCTGGAGCAAGATCTTTTGCCTTTTCTGATATAGAAAATATTAATTCTCCATCTTCATCCACGCCCTCAACCTCAATGGCACCTATTTCAATATAATGTTCAAGCTGCATGTAGTCCTCATCACTCATATAGTCATCGTCCATACTACTATTATACTCCTTACACTTATAGTCCGCCAGGTTGGATTTGAACCAACGATTCATACCTTATAAGAGTATTTCCAAAACCAGACTAGGATACTGGCGGTTGCGATATATACTTAATTGCTTTCTTCATTAAGTTGGGATCGTCCGCAAGGAGGCCTATTGCTGTGTTGCAATTACTACATAATACACCACGGATGCATTTTCCGCAAGAGTAGTGTCCCTCACAGCAATTGTGGTCATGATCTATGTGCGTAGCAGAATTTAATTTACAAATCCAACATTTTCCATTATATTTATTTAATAAATCATCATAAAATTCTTTTTCAATATGATGTTTTTTAAACCTTCTAGGATCGTATCCTAAAGCATCATTATCTTTTTTTCTTTTTTCTCTTCGATAAGCATTTGCAGCTAATCTACAATTATTACATGGCTTTTCTTTATTTCTGCCATGAATTATATATCCAGAATATGTTCCACATTTTGACATACATATATTATATCATAATAAATGTATCATAACAAATATTATAATGTTCCATCTTCGTTTTTGTCAATGGTGGTCTCGACTAACTGTTGAACATAATCAGAAAAATGTTTTCTGATATTTCCAGGAGGACGGGCCCCTAGAGATTTCCACAGTCTTCTATATTCTATCATATTTGCAAATGTTGTGGGACAAAGCATTAATCCATTATATTCTTTTAGAACAGTAGGAAGTGGCACATGTTTTCCACAGCACTTACATTCTTTTGCCTTCTCTTGGTATATACTCATAGTATCGTCATTCTATCCATAGCCGTAGCCAAATCTGCAGGCATCTTTGGCGGGACAATTAGATTAAATGATTCTTCTTTTTCATTTAATCTATTATCCAAAATTAATGAGTCGTAGGTATGAACTGTAACTTCATCCGTTGACTGTATTTTAGTTCTACTTATTGCATTATATACAGATCCGCACACTGCATCCGCCAAGTCCTTAGAACCTTTTCTTGGGTGATCTACCTTATCACGCATGATTTTTAACTGCAACAATTCATCTATTAACAGTGGAATATGCGGTCCATGTAATCTTTCTTCAGCAACAACCATAGCCATGTCATCATAATGTTTTTTAGCAACAGAAAGTAATTCGGTATTTATTCCATAGGCCCTTAGCTGTTGCATCATGTCATGAGAATTCCAGCGGTCAAACGTACAGACTCTAATATTAAATCCTGCCGTTCTCAGAGATAGGATGTAGTCTTTTACCTCAGTAAAATCTACAGACTTATCTGATGTTGGAGTCCAATATCTGACAGCATCTACTTCAACAATTGGCGCTGGCTGGGAGTACTGATCAGTTATTTTTACATTTACCCATTTCTGTACATGGGCCATAGATACTGCACAATGGTCATGTTTTTGTGCAAGGTCTACGTGTAGGAAATATTCTTTATCAGGGTCTGGTGCGAACCAATGTTCTAGTCTTCCAAATCTATCTACTGCCAACGACATGTTGCTAAAGCATCTCTCTACCTTTTCTCTGGACTTGAAGAATGCATCTACAGCTTCTGGTGGCATGCAGGCAAATCTGCTTAGCGCATCTGGCATGTTCTTATAAAACTCTACTTTAAAATCTTCTATTTTTTTAGTTGGATTTACATCCCATGTTGGTCTCTTTAAAGCATATACCTTAGGGATTTTATAAGAGATTATATTGTCTTCTTCCCATTCAACAGTAACTTCATTTCCTTCAGTTCCGTCTGGCAAATCATCGACCATCTTTAAAGTTCTGGTTTGAATTATAGTTTCTTTTTCTGCAATTACTGCATCGTAAAACTTTTGAATCGGATCATTCTTGAAGCGAGGAAATGACAGAAGAATAATTTTGCCATAGTCTGGGAAACGTGAAATTACAGATCCACGATACATATCATATATAGCGTCAGCAGTTTTTGCTTGATCATGGCCTGTAGTATTTTCTGTAGCAAAACCTGAGATCTCGTCTAGAATAACTGCGATTACGTTATAACCCTCAAATGCTTCACGCTCTGAGTGACCAGAGTAAACATTTACATTCTTATCAAATCTTATCTCCGAAGCTTTAGGGTCGTACTTGCCTATAAACCATGGAGATCTTTCGATTCTTGTTTTAAATCCCTTAAAGAAAACATTGTTAGCCTGCTGAGCGTTAACTGCGATATTGATGATATCGATTGTATCTCCTGGAGGTTTTCCATAATATGTTGCTGGGTCTTTTAAGCATAATAGTAAATAAACTATATAGGATACTGAAATAGTAGAGGTATAGTCTTTTCCAGATCCTTTTCCAAGCTGTGCAATTATCTCTGTGCAAGTCTGCTTGTATCTGCGTCTTCCCTCATCCTCACCAAATAATTTAATAAGGGTTGACTCTTTATATATCTGAGATCCCTTTTCAATTAGAGTATACTGGTAATCAGAAAGTGGCGGTAATCCAAGATAGTTTGGACTTGTAACAAATGTTCTTAGGTCTACTGGTCTTTCTTCAAATTCTTCGCCATCAAGAATGTCAATAAGGTCATTAAAATTAAGATCCACTAGATTGACCACCATCCTTGAAGTGTTGCTTTCCCAGAATCAATCCACTCTTTATGTAATTGATGTTGAAATTTCCAATTTGGTTCATGTGTATCTTTTCCGCAATCTTGACAGATGTCGGAATAAACATATTCGTAGACATGTCTACAATACTTCTGTTGACTCATCATGCACCATGACTGGCTCTACAACACCAGTAATCTGTGAAAGTCTTTTAGCAACTTCCATCTTACACTTAGGACAGCTCGCTGTTACTTCCTTTAATATTTTTACAAGAATTTCTTGCTTGTGCTCAGTCTCAGCTATTTGGGTAGCAAGCTCTGCGTTATCCAATAGGCCAACCTCTTGCAGCATACCAATTCTTTTACCTTCAATATCTGCAATTAGCTTTAGGGAGGTTGCTTTTACATTTAGCTGTCCCGCCTGATCTGCATCTTCTACTGTCTTCCAAGCCTCTTTGATGAGCATAGCATAATGCTGGTCTGCTCCAGAGACGGCCTCCTTTGCCCTGTCACGGGCCGTAGAATCGTTTCTGACGACTTGTTTCCACTCATCTATATACTCCAACACTTCTGCTCGCTTAAAGCCCGTCAGAGTGGCAATTTGGGTAGGATTATTGCCTTTCAGCAATTCCTCAACTACCTTGTTCATGCGATCAAAATGATCTGCTAATTCGATATCCATATAAGATATTATACCATCTTAGTTGACTAAAATCACTTATCCTTTACCTTAGCAA